GTTAAAGAATTACATAATATATATTTCAAAGTTTTTAAAGATATGGAAGTTATAGACATTTTTTGTATATATCAGGAGAACGACAAGCTTTCAAGAGAAGAGTTAATTTATCAAGCTAATAGCATTAGTGTTGCATATAAATTCAATGTTTCCATTTTAAAAAATAATGGTGTTATATTCTCATTGCTTGTTCCATTTGATGGTGGAATAGTTGAGCAATGTTTTATCTCAGTCATTAAAAAATTCGCAGAAATGGTCAGTTTTATTATATATGATAAAGAATATACATTGACGGATTTAGAATGAAAAGCATTATAATAAGAGCAGCTATATCATTAGTGCTTTTAATTATTTCTGCTTGTGTGTCTTTTGTAAGTGAGTATTTGAAATTACCGATTTTATTAGTTATTGGGTTTATAATTAGTCAATGTGTAAACGAATGCATATCATATTATCAGTTAGAAAAATTAAAAGACATACACGATGGAAAAATTAATAAAAAGCAAAAAGTTATAGAAGAACTTCAGAGTAGGATAAGGACCCATTACTCTGAGTTGGATGATCTTTGTGATTTAATGGGGGGGGAAGTTAAATATAAAAAGCAAATTAAGTCATTGAAAAAAAATGTTTTTAATTCAGTTGGTTATGGTGGGGATGATAGAGAGCTTGGTTCTCACAAGCAAAATTATGAGAAGAAAGAAAAGCAATTTGATGTGAATACTTGATTGAAATTAGGTGTTTTTGGTAAAAAACACCACATTTTCCAATGTGGAAATGAAAGTTTTTGTGATTGATTTAAATTTCTCATTCTTACTTTCAGTATTGGTGGAGTGAGGAAAAAAATAGCGCCTCGCTAAACTAAATAGCGGGGCTTTTTTTTGCGCTGCGTTGTCGCCGTCTCCCCATGTTAACTATGACCCGTTTATCTCATGTAGGGAGTGCATCAGGAGAATCAAAAACAACGAATCCACGGTGTTATTACCGATACGGGCAGCAACGTCAGCTGCCGGAGCAGCATGGCGTGACAGTCGGAGAGACAGCATAAACCAATCATAAATCCTGTTCATAATGAGCGTGCTTTGTAATCGGAGGATATGATGCCACCACGAATTCCCCGCGCCTGCCGCAAACGAGGCTGCGCAAAGACAACCACCGACCGCAGCGGATATTGCGAAGAACATCGCAATACAGGCTGGGAGAGCCACCAGCAGGGTAAGAGCCGACACGAACGCGGATACGGTACCAAGTGGGACCGTTTGCGCACCGCAGTCCTGAGCAGAGATAAACACCTGTGCCAGCAGTGCCTGCGTGAAGGCCGGGCGACTGAAGCAAAGACAGTCGACCACATCACACCTAAAGCACATGGTGGTACCGATGCGGAAAGCAATCTGCAAAGCCTGTGCTGGCCCTGTCACTACCATAAGACGGCAACAGAACGTAATCGAGGCTGAACCGCTGCAATGCTCAGGGGAGGGGGGGGGCAAAATCCCTGCCACTCTCGCCCCAGAGGACCGCCGCCTTACCTCTTTTCAGATCGCCGCAGGTTAGAAAACTTTTTTCCGGGATCCCCGGATGGGAATCAATAGGAGAAAACGATTATGTCGGGACCACCGAAAACCCCGTCACATCTGCGTTTGGTCAGGGGTAACCCATCAAAACGCCCGATCAATAAAAAAGAACCGAAACCGCCGTCAGGGGTACCCCCAACTCCGAAGCACTTTACCAAGCAGGGGAAATACTGGTTTAAGCGGATCGGGGAAGAACTCGATGCCATGGGCGTGATGAGTTCGATGGATGCCAAAGCGCTGGAGCTGCTGATCGAGGCATACACCGAATACCGGCAGCACTGCGATACCCTGGACGAACAAGGCTATACCTACACCACAGAAAGCGAAGGCGGCACACTGATAAAAGCACACCCGGTGGCGGCAATGAAAGCCGATGCCTGGAAACGGATCCGGGCAATGCTGGGTGAATTCGGTATGACCCCGGCGTCCCGCTCGAAGGTAACGATTAACACACCAGCCGAAGAAGACCCTTTCGAGGCATTTATGAAAAAGCGCAAATGATGAATGGCAACCGTAGCAGATGGGATCCGGTACGCCGAGCAGGTGGTTGCCGGAGAAATAGTTACGGGCGAGCTGATACACCTGGCGTGTCAGCGGTTTCTTGATGATTTGGAGCGTGGCCCTGAGCGCGACATCTTTTTCATTGAAGAACGCGCCCAGCATATTCTGGATTTTTACCAGTTTGTTCCGCACGTCAAAGGGGCACTGGCAGGTAAGCCGATAGAGCTGATGCCGTGGCATACCTTTATTCTGATTAATATCTTTGGTTTCGTGATCCCGCTGGTTGATGAACTCAGCGGTGAGGCTCAGTACGACGATGACGGCGATCCGGTACTGGTTCGCCGTTTCCGGACAGCCTATAACGAAGTGGCGCGTAAAAACGCCAAATCCACACTTTCATCCGGCATCGGCCTGTATATGACCGGTGCTGACGGTGAGGGGGGCGCTGAGGTTTACTCTGCGGCCACAACCCGTGACCAGGCCCGTATCGTGTTTGAAGATGCGAAAAACATGATTAAAAAGGCCAAAAGCTCACTCGGCCGCCTGTTTGAATTTAATAAGCTGGCGATTTACCAGGAGCGGTCCGCATCCAAGTTTGAGCCGCTGTCCAGTGATGCGAATAACCTCGATGGTCTGAACATTCACTGCGGCATTGTGGATGAACTTCACGCCCACAAAACCCGTGATGTGTGGGATGTGCTGGAAACTGCGACCGGTGCCCGTCTGCAATCCCTGCTGTTTGCGATCACCACAGCGGGATTTAACCGTGAGGGTATCTGCTACGAACTGCGGGATTATGCCATCAAGGTGCTGCGGGGTGTGGTGGAGGATGACACCTTTTTCGCGGCAATTTACACGCCGGACGAAGGTGATGATCCGTTTGATGAATCTGTCTGGATAAAGGCCAACCCGGGGCTGGGTGTCTGTAAGCGCTTTGATGATATGCGCCGCCTGGCGAAAAAAGCCAAAGAGCAGATTGCCGCCCGGCCCAACTTTCTGACCAAACACCTCAATATGTGGGTTAACGCGGAGTCGATCTGGATGGACTCAGGAAAATGGGACAACTGCCCGGAGAATGCGCCGGATGATGAACTGAAAAATTACCCTGTCTGGGTCGGCGTTGACCTTGCAAATAAAATCGACGTGGCCGCAGCAATTAAGGTTTATGAAGATCCGCGCGGACAGGTGCATGTTAAGTGCAAATTCTGGCTGCCGGAAGACCGGATAGAAACCGCACCGAACCATATTGCGGAGCTGTACCAGAAATGGGCGGCCGTCGGGCATCTGGAGCTGACTGACGGTGAGGTTATTGATCATGACATCATCAAAGCCGACATTCTGGCATGGTGCGAAGGTGATGATCTGCGTGAACTCGGGTTTGACCCGTGGAGCGCGGTGCAGTTCTCCCGCCGCCTGGCGGAAGAGGGTATTCCGCTGGTGGAAGTGGCGCAGACGGTGAAAAACATGTCTGAATCCATGAAAACAGTACAGGCCGATGTATATTCCGGCAAATTTCACCATGATCACAATCCGATGATGTCCTGGATGATGTCGAACGTGACCGTAAAACCGGACAAAAACGACAACATTTTCCCGAACAAATCGACACCGGAAAACAAAATCGACGGACCGGTCGCGCTGTTTACGGCCAAATCACGCCAGATGGTGAATGGCGGGGAGGATAAGCAGGATCTTTCCGGATTCTTTGAAAACCCAATTATGGTAGGTATTTAATGAAGCAAAATAAGCAACCGGGCCGCATCCGCAGTGCGCTGCTTAACTGGCTGGGCGTGCCTGTTCATCTTACATCCGGTGAATTCTGGCAGGAATGGGCCGGTACCAGCAGCAGCGGAAAGGTAGTGACGGCAGATAAAGCCATGCAGCTGTCTGCGGTATGGTCCTGTGTGCGCCTGCTCAGTGAATCCATCTCAACATTGCCGCTGAAAATCTATCAGAATCAGCGTGACGGCTCACGGACGCTGGCGAAAGAGCATCCGGTATACCGGCTTTTATGTAAGCAGCCGAACGCCGAGATGACACCATCCCGTTTTATGCTGATGGTGGTCGCCAGTATCTGCCTGCGGGGTAACAGCTTTATTGAGAAGCGGTATATCGGATCAAAACTGGTCGCTTTGCACCCGCTCTTACCACAGAACATGGTGGTAAGACGCGGAAAAAGCGGTCGTCTGGAATATGAATATACCGACCCGCTGACACAAACAAAGCGCGATATTCCTCTGAAATCGATGATGCATATACGTGGTTTCGGGATGGATGGTATCTGCGGCATGATCCCGGTAAAAACCGGGCGTGATGTGATTGGTGCCGCGATGTCTGTCGAGGAGTCCGCCGCAAAAATATTCGAAAACGGTCTTCAGAGTTCTGGGTTTCTGTCAGCTGAGATGCCGCTGAACGATGATCAGCGCGGGAGGATCAGAAAATATATTGAGGCATTTGTCGGCTCGAAAAATGCCGGGAAAATTATGGTGCTTGAAGGGGGTATGAAATACAACAATGTCACCATGAACCCGGAGGCTGCTCAGATGCTGGAAAGCCGGACTTTCAGCATAGAGGAGATTTGCCGCTGGTTCCGCGTGCCGCCGTTCATGGTTGGTCACATGGATAAACAGAGCAGCTGGGCGTCAAGTGTGGAAGGAATGAATATGCAGTTTCTGACCAATACACTGCGTCCGCTGCTGGTAAATATCGAACAGGAAATCAGCCGTTGCCTGCTGAATGATGACGATGATTATTATGCTGAATTTTCTGTTGAGGGGTTACTCAGGGCAGACAGCGCGGGGCGTTCAGCTTACTACACAACATCACTGCAAAACGGATGGATGAGCCGCAATGATGTCCGCCGCCTTGAAAATCTTCCGCCGATTGATGGTGGTGATATTTATACTGTCCAGCTTAACCTGACCCCGATCGATCAGCTCGGTAAAGACAACGGGAAAAATGAATCAGAAAAACTGCGGGCAGGAATAGCGAACTGGCTTTTCCCTGAATCATCTTCTGCCGCAGCGGGTCCGCAACAACAATCCACGCAATCACCTCATTCCGGGGAGTAAATTTCATGAAAAAAAGTAACCTGCCGGCAGCGCCGGAGGGTCGCCCCTGCGCGTCAGTTAATTATGAACTGAAACCGAAAGCGCTGGAAAACTGGAACAGCGGCATAAAAGCCGCCAGCGCTGATAACACTATTTCCATTCTTGATGTGATCGGTGCCGATATGTGGGGTGATGGTGTTTCCGCAAAGCGGATTGCCGCAGCGCTGCGGGTTATCGGTGACAATGATGTGGTGGTAAACATTAACAGCCCCGGCGGTGACATGTTCGAGGGCCTGGCTATTTACAACCTGCTCAGGGCACACAATGGTCATGTCACCGTCAATGTCCTGGGTATCGCCGCGTCAGCAGCATCAATAATCGCGATGGCCGGAGATGAAATTCTGATGGGCCGGGGCGCGTTTCTGATGATTCATAACTGCTGGGCTATCAGCATGGGTAACCGACATGATTTTGCAAAACTGGCTGCGGATCTTGAGCCGTTTGATAAAGCCATGGCAGGTATCTATATGGCCAGAACCGGACAGGATGAGAAGGATATCTGCCGGATGATGGATGAAGAAACCTATATCGGCAGCAGCGATGCCATTGATAACGGGTTTGCCGATGGTCTTCTGGCCGCGGACGCTATCGATAACGGTGACGAAACTCCGCAGGCCGCTGTCAGGAAAATTGACGCGCTGCTGGCAAAAACAAACACCCCGCGCTCTGAGCGCCGAAAACTGATTTCTGCTTTAACGGGAAGTATGCCGGGCGCTGCTTCCGACCCTGAAGGTACGCCATGCGCTGCCGCTGAAATAAATCCACAAACCTTATCTGAACTGGAAGAGGCGGTAAGAGCCTTTACTCCGGCACGTTAATTACTGGAGACATTATGTCTGATACAAACGAATTACTGAAAAGCCTGAAAGCGCAGATTGAAAAAGCAAACAGCGACTTTAATGCCAAGGCGGAGAGCGCACTGACAGAAGCACAAAAAGCGGGCGGACTCAGTGCAGAGACAAAAGAGGCTGTTGATAAAATGGCGCTGGAGCTTAACGCGCTGCGCGAAGCCGAAAAAACCATTAAATCCGCGATGGGGGAACTGGAACAGCACATTGCCCAGATGCCTCTTCAGAATGCCCTGAAAGCCGCGCAGTCCTTTGGTCAGCAACTGATTTCGGCAGAAGTGCTGAAAGATATTAACTCCAGCATTCAGGGGAATAAACGCATTTCTGTACCGGTACAGGCGGCGCTGATTTCAACCGGCGTTGCAGAAGGTGTTGTTGAGCCTCACCGTCTGCCGGGTGTTGATGTGGCACCAAAACAACGGTTATTTATCCGTGATTTGATTGCTCCGGGAAAAACGCAGTCACCGGCAATCTTCTGGGTTCAGCAGACCGGATTTACCAATAAGGCAGCAGTGGTTCCGGAAAATACCACCAAGCCTTACAGTGATATTGAGTTTGCAACCAAAATCACCCCGGTAACCACTGTTGCTCACATGTTTAAAGCATCCAAGCAGATCCTGGATGACTTTTCACAACTGCAGTCACTGGTGGATGCTGAAATGCGTTACGGCCTGAAGTTTGTTGAAGAACAGGAAATTTTGTTCGGTGACGGCTCCGGGGCGCATCTGCACGGCATTATCCCGCAGGCATCGAAATACAAAGCTGAATTCAGCGTTGAAAAACAGAATGGTATTGATGATCTGCGCCTGGCGATGCTGCAGTCGCAGTTGGCTCGCTTCCCGGCATCCGGGCATGTCCTGCACTTTATTGACTGGGCGAAAATCGAACTGACCAAGGATTCGCTGGGGCGCTACATCCTTGCCAATCCGGCCTCACTTACCGGCCCGACACTGTGGGGATTACCGGTTGTGGCAACAGAAACGGCGGCATTCAAAGGTAAGTTCCTGACAGGGGCGTTTAATGCCGGTGCTCAGTTGTTTGACCGTGAAGAAACCAACGTGGTGATCTCCACAGAAAACGCCGACGATTTTGAGAAAAACATGATCTCAATTCGTTGTGAAGAGCGCCTTGCTCTGGCAGTTAAACGCCCGGAAGCCTTTGTCTATGGTGATTTCACCGTAGCCGGTGCCGGTGAATAACTCTCTGAAAACGGGCGGCCTGCGGGCCGCTTTTTCGTAAGGATCATAAGATGAAAATGACTGTACTCCGGGCATTTTATTTCGGGCACCGTGTTGTTGTGGAAGGTGAAGAAATTGAAACGACAGAATTACACGGTCGCGAACTGATACAGAAAGGTTATGCCGGGGAGATTCCGGATAATATTCTGCCAGAGCCAGAGCCAGAGCCAGAGCCAGAGCCAGAGCCAGAGCCGGAAAAACCAGCTGAACCTGAATCCAAGCGTGGTGCTAAGGGGAAATAATGCTTTCTCTGGAACGTGCTAAACAACAGGTGAGGCTGGACCCGGATTTCCATGATGAAGATGAGTTACTGAAATCTTACATTATTGCCGCCGGTCGACTGATAGAAAATCACACCCGGCGTACTTTAATCACGGATTCTGATGAAAACACCGATCCGGAAACCACTCTGATTTATAGCGGCGATATTGAAGTCGCTATGCTCCTGCTGGTGGGTAACTGGTATGCAAACCGTGAATCAGTTGTAACCGGTGAATCTGTCACAGTGTTACCGCTGGCGGTTGATATGCTGCTTCAACCTTATGTGAGGTACCTGGAATGAGCGGGTTAAAAGCCGGGAGATTAAGGCACCGGGTCACATTTCAGCGTGCTGAGCGGGTAACGTTGCCGTCCGGGCAACGTGAAAATCAGTGGCTTCCTGTTGCTGTAACCTGGGCAGAAGTTAAACCCATCAGCGGACGCGAGCTTATCACTGCCGGAGCAGAAATGTCAGAAATCACTGTCCGTGTGTGGATGCGGTACCGGCCGGATATTCATCCTGCATGCCGGATGGTATATCGCGGTCAGGTCTACGATATTCAGGCCGTGATCCCGGATGTGAAATTTACCCGGCTGGAACTGCTGTGTAAACAGGGGGTGAAAGATGGCTGATATGGGGCTGGATTTGTCCGGTTTTGCTGAACTGTCCCGTGATCTGGAATTACTCAGCCGGGCTGAAAATACCAGGGTATTGCGGGAAGCCACAAAAGCCGCAGCGGATATGCTGCGGGATGAGGTCCGGCAGAGTGCTCCGGTCAGGACCGGAAAACTGGTGCGTAATATCGTTACCGGCGGTCAGCGGAGCCGTTATAAAGGTGAGATTGTCTCCGGTGTGTACATCCGGGGAACTAATGCCGCAGGAACCAACAGTGACAACACACTGAAAACGGATGATCCGCGTAATGCGTTTTACTGGCGTTTTCTGGAAAACGGTACATCAAAAATGGCACCGCAACCGTTTATCCGCCCGGCATTTGACGGTAAGGCGGATGAGGCCGCGGATCTGGCGCTGAGCAAACTCAGTCAGGCTATCGATAAGGTGCTGAGCGGATGAAAGAATCTGATTTGTTTTCTTTGCTTGCCCCGGTGCTGCCGGGCAGGGTTTTCCCGTATGTGGCTCCGCAGGATGAGCCCAAAATTCAGCCACCGTGGTGTATTTTTTCACTTTATGATGTCGGCGGTGATGTGCTGTGCGGTCGGGCTGAGACGATGAGCAATATTCAGATTGATGTCTATGCAAAAACCATCGATGAAGCCCGCCGGATCCGGGAATTGTCGGTTGTTGCTATTTCTCCGCTTTCACCGGCGGAGTTCACAGAGAAGCAGGGGTATGAAGCCGATACCGCGCTTTACCGGGCCACGCTGGAGTGTCAGGTCTGGCAATGACGTAATCTTGAACAACAAGCTGCTGCGGCAGCTTTTTTTATGCTTACAGGAAAATAACTATGTCTAGCAAATATGAAAAAACACAGGGCACGAAAATCAGTATTTCAAAACTGCCGGCAACAGAAGTAAATCCCGTATCTGCTGAGTTTCTGCCGCTGGCCTGTGCGGCCAAAGAGATCGGTTATACCGGCGGACAGAAATCGGACATTGATGTCACCACTCTGTGTTCGACTGAGCAGGAAATGACTAATGGCCTGGCATCCCCGGGGGAGGTCACGATCTCCGGTAACTGGTCACCGGATGAGGGGCAGGAAGCGCTGCGTGCTGCCTATGACAATGACACGATCCATGCGTTCAAAGTGGAGTTTCCGTCAGGTAATGGTTATGCCTTCCTGGCGGAAGTCCGTCAGAACAGCTGGAGTGTGGCAACCAGCGGGGTAGTCACTGCGTCTTTCACGCTGCGTATGAAAGGTAAGCCTGTTCCGCTGAAAAACGGGACGGTAACTGAGCCGGGAAAGGGGGAATAAGCCGTGGCGAATCCGAAACTGTCATTAAAAGAACTGGCACTCAGTCCAAAAAACGCCTTCCGCTCAAAAATGGTGAAGGTACCTGAATGGAACGGTGTCGCCGTTATTCTGCGGGAACCGTCTTCGGCAGCCTGGCTCAGGTGGCGTGAGCTGATGAATACCGGCGCAGACGGTGATGAAAAATTGTCAGAGGCAGAACAGGCGCAGCGTAATCTGCGTGCAGATGTGGTGATGTTTTCTGACGTGCTGCTGGATGAAGATAAAGAGCGGGTGTTCAGTGATGACGACACGGAAACAGTGATGGCTGTTTACGGGCCGGTTCATGCCCGTTTGCTGAAACAGGCACTTGACCTGATGACCACGCCGGATGAAGCGGAAAAAAAGTAGCACAGCCCGGGATGTTTTTTCTGATGACACTGGCGCTCCGGATGGGGCGCACAGTGGATGAGCTGACCAGAACGATGAGCGCCGGTGAGCTGACCATGTGGATGGCCTTTGACCGCCTCAGTCCGATCGGTGACATCCGCAGTGATATACAGACGGCCCATATTGTCTCATCACTGTACGGCGCACAGGGCGGCAAACTCAGCCTGAATGATGCGATGCTGAAATGGGGCGCTCAGGATGAGCGACCGGCCGGTGACAGTCTGGAAGAGTTTCTCGGATCTATTTCTGAACATTGATTTTATTTTCTGAACGGGGGAGTAATGGCGAAGCTTCGTGAGCTTATTATTAAAATATCGGCTAATTCATCCTCGTTTCAGTCTGAAATAGCCCGCGCCTCACGGATGGGGGAGAACTATTACCGGACGCTGGAGCAGGGCGGCCGCAAAGCAGCATCAGCATCACGCGAAACGAAACGGGCAATCAGTGAGCTGAATAATGAACTGTCATCAATAAAATCGACAGTAACCGGCGTAATGGGGGCTATGGCCGGTGCTTTTGCCACGCAGCAGCTTATCAGTTATGCCGATACCTGGAGCCAGTTAAGCGGTCGCCTGAAACTGGCCTCTGTGTCTGCGGAGGATTTCAGCCGGGCTCAGCAGGAGCTGATGTCGTTAAGTCAGCGTACCGGCACATCACTGGCGGCAAATACCAACCTGTACGCCCGTATTGCACAGTCGATGCGTGATGCGGGTTATGCCTCGGGGGATGTGGCAAAAGTCACTGAAACCATCGCAACCTCACTGAAGCTGTCCGGTGCAAGCACTGAAGAAGCCAGCTCTGTTATAACACAGCTGAGTCAGGCTCTCGGATCCGGTGTTCTGCGTGGTGAAGAATTTAACGCGGTGATGGAGAACGGCGGACGACTGGCAAAACTGCTGGCGGACGGGATGGGAACGACCATCGGCGGTCTGCGTGAAATGTCACAGAGCGGTAAGCTCACCATTGACAAGATAGTGCCAATTCTGACCAGCACTGAACAGCTCAGAAAAGAATTTGAGCAATTACCGCAGACTGTCAGCGGCGCATCCCAGAAAATTGAAAACGCCTTCATGGCATGGGTTGGCGGGGCTAATGAGGCATCGGGCGCAACCAGCACGCTGACCGGCGCACTGAATGGTATTGCGGGAAATATAGACACTATTGCCACCGTTGCCGGTGCGCTGGTCGGGGTTGGCCTTGCGAGGTATTTCGGCGGGCTGACCGCCAGTGTGACCAAAGCAACCATCGGGGTGGCCAGTGCCGCAAAAGGCGAGGTCGCTCTTGCGCAGGCCCAGCTGCGCGGAACACAAATTGCTGTGGCGAGAGCGCGTGCAGCAGAATACCGGGCACAAAAATCCCTGGCTGCTGCACACGGAACCGATGCACAGGCAGGCGCAGAAAAGCGGCTGGCCGCTGTACAGGCCTCCGTTGCACGCAATATAAATGCCCGAAATATCGCGCAAAATAACCTGAATAACGTCACCTCTGTCGGTTCACGTCTTCTTGGTGGTGCGCTGGGGCTGGTCGGCGGTATTCCGGGGCTGGTGATGCTGGGGGCCGGTGCCTGGTACACCATGTACCAGAAGCAGGAGCAGGCAAGACAGTCCGCACTTGAATACGCCGCCACCATTGACCAGGTTCGTGCCAATCTTAATAAAATGACGCTGCCGGAAACCGCTGATAACTCCGGTAAAACCAAAGAATCGCTGGCGGCGCAAAATAAACTGGTTGATGAGCAGCGTCAGAAAGTCGAGGGATTAAAATCAGCGATAGCAGGATATCAGCAGATGCTGGCCTCACCCGGCCCCAGCATCAACGGCTATCTGATTAACCATCTGATCAGTCAGGAAGATGCGGTTAAATCCCTGGCGGCTGCGCAGGATGAGCTTTCGGTTGAACAGAGCAGACTTAATGAGCTGAGCAAAAAATCGGAAGAGATTCAGTCAGCACTGAAGGCGGTTGAAAGTCAGCGTGATTTTCTTATTCGTCAGCAGTCTGCTGCCCAGAATAATATGCGTCATTCATTACTGATGGTGAATGCGGAGCATAGCGAATTTAACCGGATAATGTCTGCCGGAAACCAGATCCTGACCAACCGTCTGGCTCTGGTTAACAGCCCGATGCGTATCCCGGCAGCGCCTCTCAGCGAAAAACAGCAGGATTTCATTCAGAAATCAGAGCGGGACAAAGAACTGTCCGCACTGACCGGGGAAGCCCGTGTTATCCGGCAGGCTGAGTTTGCCGCAGATGATATCGGTCTGCTGAATAAACCCGAATTTGCCGATAACCGGCAGAAATACATTGATAATCAGGTGGCAGCCTACCTGAATCAGGAAAAGCTGAGTAAGGAACTGAAAGCGGGTAAAAGCGCCCAGAGTGCTTTCAATAAAGAGCAGAAAGAAGCGGAACGTCAGGCGGAGCAGTATGCCCGTAAAATGGCGGATCTGAGTGTGGCTACGGAGGTTCAGAAAGTCAGGGCCACACAGGGAGAGAAGGCCGCAGAGCTGTATGCGGCTGCGCATGAGGCCGGTACCAAATGGACGGATGAGCAGCGAAAAGCGATCCGCGCATCCTCTGTTGCCCTGGCGGAGTGGACACAAAAGGCCGATGAGGCGGTCAGAAAGCAGCGTGAAATGGATGACGCACTGAAAGCGATGCGTGACGGAGCCCGGAAATTCAGTGACGAAGCGGAGCAAATTGATAAAACCCGGGGAATGGGCGGAAACCGGCGCAGTTTGTATGAAGAGCGTCAGCAGATTGATCGTGTTTATGCCAAATCTGATCAGGGAAAAAGTGCGACCGAAGCTTATAACCGGGAGATTGACACACTCAACCTGAAATATCAGAAAATAAAGGAGGTTCAGTCTGACTGGACCAGCGGGGTGACCCGGGGGATGGAAGACTGGGTCGCCGAGGCCGGAGACTATGCGGAGCAAACCGCATCAGCAGTGCAGAGCGCTATGGGCGGTATGGTGAATAACATCACTGACATGCTGAACGGAAATAAAGCCAGCTGGCGCGACTGGTCAATAGATGTCCTTAAATCCATCCAGAAAATACTGGTCAACGCCGCCATTGTTAACAGCCTGAAATCCATGTCAGATGCCGGTGGCTGGATTGGTGCTGTTGGTGACTTCCTGGGTGGTGCCGCGGCAAATGCCAAAGGCGGGGTATATGATTCTCCTGGCCTGAGTGCGTACAGCAATCAGATAGTCAGCACCCCGACTTATTTTGCGTTTGCCAAAGGTGCCGGGCTGATGGGGGAGGCCGGACCGGAAGCGATTATGCCGTTAACACGGGCGGCGGATGGCTCTCTGGGTGTCCGGGCGCTCGGCGGAAATCAGAACAGCGGTTCAGCGGCACCACAGGTGTTTATTACCATCGACAGTAACGGCAGCAGCCAGACGCAGTCGTCGGCTGGTTATGAGCAGTTTGGTAATGAAATTGCCGCATTCGTCGATCAGCGTTTCCGCGTACTAATGGACAAAGACACCCGCCCTGGTGGTGCAGTCTGGAATATGACTAAGGGGAAAAGATGATCGAAACATTCACCTGGTGTCCCCGTGTTAATCCCACGGAGGACATCACCTATAAAATCCGCAGGGCGAAGTTCGGTGATGGTTATGAGCAGGTATCCGGTGACGGTATCAACGCCCGCAGCCAGAAGTGGTCACTGGAATTTACCGGTCGCGGGGAGTATATCACGGCTATCCGTCAGTTTATCGACCTTCACGGCGGCATAAAGGCTTTTCAGTGGAAACCCCCGCTTGAACCTGTGGGGTTATACCGGTGCGCCGAGCACAAACTCACCCCGCTCGGTGGTGACAACTATTCACTTTCTCTCACTTTTACCCAGGCATTTAAACCATGATCACAAACGATTACCAGAAGCTGGAACCGGGTAATGCCGTCCGGCTTTTTGAGGTTGACGGTACCGCGTTCGGTGTGCCGGATATTTTGCGGTTCCATGCATACAATATCCCGCACACAGAGACTGAGATTATGTCCGCAGGTGGTGACCCGGATAAGCTACCGGCGAAATCCATCTGGTGGCAGGGAGTGGAATACCGCGCGTGGCCGGTACAGATTGAGGGACTGGAGGCATCGACAACCGGATCCGGCGCACAGCCGAAGTTATCAGTGGCAAATCTCGACGGCTCAATTACAGCATTGTGTCTGTCTTATGACGACATGCTGAAAGCGAAAGTCACGATACACGATACGCTGGCACACTATCTGGATGCGGCGAATTTTCCGGATGGCAACCCGTCGGCAGATCCTACCCAGGAAAAAGTCTCGGTCTTTTATATCGACAGCAAGTCCTCAGAAACCAATGAGGTTATTGAGTTTGATTTGGCCAGTCCGATGGATTTACAGGGGGTACTGATCCCGACGCGGCAACTGCATGCAATGTGCACCTGGTGCATACGCGGCAAATACAAATCCGGTGACGGTTGTGATTATGCCGGGCAGAACGGGTATTTTGACAAACACGGCAACCGCGTGGATGACCCGGCACAGGATCAGTGCAGCGGCATGCTGAATACCGGCTGCTTTCCCCGTTTCGGGAAAAATAATCCGATTCCGTTCGGCGGCTTTCCGGGAACCTCATTACTGAGGAAATAATAATGCGTAAAAACATTCAGGCGGCCATTTTTGCCCATGCAGAACGTGAATACCCCCGCGAATGCTGCGGGGTGATCGCGCAAAAATCCCGTGTAGTGAAATACTTTCCCTGCCGCAATGTCGCGGTCACGCCGGAAGAGCATTTTGTATTATCGCCGGAGGATTACGCCGCTGCGGAGGATTGGGGAACGGTGACCGGTATTGTTCACAGTCATCCGGATGCCACCACCCGGCCGTCAGAACTGGATAACGCACAGTGCGATGCCCTCGGTGTGCCGTGGTATATCGTCAGCTGGCCGGAGGGGGATCTGCGGACTGTTCAGCCACGCGGTGAGCAGCCATTACTTGGGCGACCTTTTGTGCTCGGGTTTACCGACTGCTGGGGGCTGGTAATGAGTTGGTTCCGGCAGGAGCGCGGCATTGAACTGCCGGATTACCGGGTCGACTATCCCTGGTGGGAGCAGGGCGAAAACCGTTACGCCGATAACTGGCGGGAAGCGGGATTTATTCAGGTTGATGATCCGCAACCCGGTGATGTGATAGTGATGCAGGTACAGGCACCGGTCGCCAATCATGCCGGTATTCTGCTGGGTGATAATATGCTGCTGCATCATTTGTACGGACACCTGAGTCAGCGGGTTCCGTATGGCGGTTATTGGCGTGATCGCACAGTTATGGTGCTGAGACATAAATTACACATGACAAAATGAACACTGGTAGCTACCCTTATATCGCGATATTTTTGCAGCATATAAAATATATTAGGGGGAATTTGTGAAAAAGGTTATTACGCTCTTGGCGATATTATTTATTTCTGGCTGTGCCACAACGCAAGTATCTCCCCAAAATGCAAAATTTGCTCCTCAGGATAGAGTGACAGGATTACAGCAAAAGAATAATGATTCCGCGAAAGTCACTATAGTGAGAGATTCCGGAAATACCGGGGGAGCATGTTACGCAACAGTTTTTATTGATGGTAAATCTGTTGCCAGATTAGATACCGGTGAGAAGGCTGAGTTTTATGTACCACCAGGAGAGCGGATTGTTGGTGCTGCCTTGGATGGTAAGGGGCTGTGTTCTTTTGGTGGCATGCGTGAAGAAAGAGATATATCAGTGAAAGCGGGTGAAAGTAAATTTTACAGAATTTTCACTGATGCCTACGGGAATATGGATATAAAGCCAACTACGTTAAATTAAATAACAATCTAAATTAACAAATAACCCGCTTAAGTGCGGGTTTTTTTATGGGGTAAATATGTCACAAGAAATCATGGTGAAAATAGAACTGGGTGGTGTGTTAGGTAAAACTTTTGGCAAAACGCATCAGCGTTTAATAAGCACTACATCAGAAGCTATTCGGGCGCTATGTTGCACTATTCCTGGTTTTGAACAATTCCTGAATACCAGTAAATCGCGCGGGCTGACTTATGCTTTGTTCCGAGGTAAAAAAAATATCGGTGAAGATGATCTGGGATTTCCGGCTACTGATGATGTGATCAAAATTATGCCAGTGGTTATCGGAAGCAAGCGGGGCGGATTATTCCAGACTATTTTCGGTGCAGTGCTGGTGGCCGTTGGGTTTGGATTAAGCTTTACCCCACTGGCTTTTGCGTCCCCATTTCTTTACAGCATGGGGTCAGCTATGGCTCTGGGCGGCATTATTCAGATGCTGTCCCCGCAACCAAACGGGCTTGCCATGAAAGACCAGGGCGAAAACAAACCGTCCTATGCGTTCGGTGCCCCGACGAACACCGTTTCTCAGGGCTACCCGGTACCGATCGGTTACGGTAAGCGCCGCATCGGCGGAGCCGTTATCTCAGCCGGTATTTACGTCGAAGATCAGCAGTAATCCTTTCTCAGTTTTTCAGCAGGAATCCCACAATGACACAAATCACAGGCCGCAAAGGCGGCGGTGGCAGCCCGCGCACACCCGTCGAACAACCGGACGATTTACAGTCCGTAGCCAAAGCCAAATTGCTGATCGCCCTCGGTGAAGGGGAATTTGCCGGTGAGCTGACCGGGAAAAATATCTTTCTGGATGGTACGCCGCTGCTGAACGCTGACGGGTCGGAAAACTTTCCCGGTGTGGTGTGGGAATACCGCCCCGGTACCCAGGCGCAAACCTATATTCAGGGGATGCCGGCGGCGGAGAATGAAATCACGGTTGGTACCACCGTGCAGAGCAGCACACCGTGGGCACATGCATTCACTAACCCGCAGTTGTCTGCGGTCCGCGTCCGTCTGAAATGGCCGTCCCTGTTCCGGCAGGAGGATAACGGGGATATGGTCGGCAACGAGGTGAAATACGCCATTGATTTGCAGACTGACGGCGGCAGCTGGGAAACTGTTGTGGACGGCCGGGTTAAGGGTAAAACCACCTCAGGTTATGAGCGCACTCACCGTATTGATCTGCCACAGTCTGCGACATCCTGGACACTGCGGGTGCGGAAAATCACGGCAGATGCCAACAGCGCCAAAATAGGCGACACCATGGTGTTACAGAGCTACACCGAGGTGATTGATGCCAAACTGACTTATCCGCATACCGCGCTGCTGTATATCGAGTTTGACTCAAAGCAGTTTAACGGCTCGATCCCGCAGGTCACCTGTGAGCCGAAGATGCGGGTTATCCGCATACCGTCAAACTATGATCCGGAACAACGGACGTATTCCGGTACCTGGGACGGCTCGTTTAAATGGGCATGGACCAATAACCCTGCCTGGATATTCTACGACATTGTCATTTCTGATCGTTTTGGCCTCGGCGACCGCATCAAAATTCAGAATATCGATAAATGGGAATTGTACCGTGTTGCGCAGTATTGTGACCAGCCGGTACCGGACGGCAAGGGCGGTAGCGGTACTGAGCCACGCTATATCTGTGATGTGTATGTGCAGGATCGCAATGAAGCCTATACCGTGTTGCGTGACTTTGCAGCTATCTTCCGGGGTATGACCTACTGGGGCGGCAATCAGATTATCACCCTGGCGGATATGCCGCGTGATATTGATTACAGCTACACCAAAGCCAACGTGCTCGACGGTCGTTTCACCTATTCCGGCAGCAGCAGTAAGGCCCGTTATTCCTCCGCACTGGTGTCGTACTCGGATCCGCTGAACGGCTATGCCGATGCGATGGAGCCGGTGTTTGAAAATGAGCTGGTTTACCGGTTCGGCTTTAATCAGCTGGAAATGACCGCTATCGGTTGTACCCGTCAGTCAGAGGCCAACCGCAAAGGCCGCTGGGGCATTCTCACCAATAACAAAGACCGCGTAGTGACATTCGGTGTGGGGCTGGACGGCAATATCCCGCAGCCGGGGTACATCATTGCGGTGGCGGATGAAAACCTGTCCGGGAAAGTCACCGGCGGCCGCGTCAGTGCGGTGAATGGCCGGAGTATCACACTCGACCGTAAACCGGATGCAGAACCTGGTGACCGGCTGATGCTGAACCTGCCGTCCGGTAAATCACAGGCCCGTACCATTCAGATGGTCACGGATAACGTGATCACCGTTACCACGGAATACAGCGAAACGCCGGAACCGGAATGTGTCTGGGTGACAGAATCAGACGAGCTGTACGCCCAGCAGTACCGGGTGGTGAGCGTGACTGAAAATGACGATGGCACATTCACGATATCGGCGGCCATGCATGATCCGGACAAATACGACCGGATAGACACCGGTGCGGTACTTGATGAACGGCCAATCAGTGTTATTCCGCCCGGCAACCAGTTCCCGCCGAAAGATATCACCATCAGTTCTTATTCTGTCGTTAACCAGGGGATCAGTATCGAAACCATGCAGGTTACCTGGTCACCGGCAGAGAATGCGATTGCTTATGAGGCACAGTGGCGGCGTGACGATGGCAACTGGATCAATGTTCCGCGTAATGCCACCACTTCGTTTGACGTGCCCGGGGTCTATTCAGGCCGCTACCTGGTGCGGGTCAGGGCGATTAACGCAGCGGAAATCTCCAGCGGCTGGGGATATTCAGAGGAAACCCGGCTGACCGGTAAGGTGGGGGATCCGCCGATGCCGCTGAACTTCCGTGCGTCCACGCTGGTATTTGGGATCAAACTGAACTGGGAATTCGGGAAATTCACCGAAGACACCCTGAAGACCGAAATTCAGTACAGTAAAACCAATGACGGGCAGAACCTGTTGCTGCTGGCTGATGTGCCGTACCCATCCCGCTCTCACGAACTGGCCGGTCTGGCCGCCGGTACCGCGTTTTATTTCCGCGCCCGCCTGGTGGATAAAACCGGTAGTCAGTCCCCCTGGACTGACTTTGTGCGCGGTGTGGCGGAGTTTGATGCATCGACCATTATTGATGAAGTAGAAGCGGGACTGAGTGATTCCAAAATCATCAAAGACCTGCAGTCGCAGGCGGATGATAATTTTGAGGCCATCATCAACAACGCCAACAATGCTTACGGCCAGTGGGGATACTGGCAGCGCGAAAACGGCGCGATGAAAGCAGAAATTATCGAAGTACGCAACTACACGGTCACGGAAACAACGGCACTTGCAGAGAAACTGGATGCGGTACAGGTTAAAGCTGAAGACGGTCTGGCGCTGGCGCAGAACTCCATCCGCGCACAGTGGGATATGGCATCAGGTCAGGCATCGGTGGTTCACGATATGAAAGTCCGCATTCATTACAACGGTGAGGACTATTCCGCCGGCATGGTTATCGGGGCCGAGCTGAAAGGTGGGGAGGTGAACACGCTTATCGGCTTTAACGCGCAAAAGTTCGCATTTTATAACCCGTCCAGCAAATCCATGGATCTGTTTATGTACATGGAGGGCGGGCAGATCTTTATGCGTGAAGCATTTATCAATAAGGCCTGGCTTAACGAGGTTGTCGTTACTGACAAAATGCAGTCGGAAAACTATGTGCCGGGTAAAGCCGGGAATGGTTTCCTGATTGATGCCAAAACCGGGAATGCTGAATTTAACAGTGCGACATTTCGCGGCACGCTGGATGTCCGCAGCGCGGCATCAGGCGGCCGGATGGAAATTAATAACGCAAAGATAGATGTTTTTGATGAAAACAATGTGTTGAGAGTCAGGATCGGGAGGTTGTCTTGAGCCGATACGGTATATATGTTCAGCCTGAAACCGGGTCAAAGCCTTTTTATCTGGATGATGAACAGTGCCAGATGCTTACAAAGCTGGGGCAGTTTAAATTTTATTATCCGTATGCCTCCGCAAACTTAAACCGGGTTGAGCCACCCGGAATGTGGGAATACATCCGGGATCGTAAAGCATGGCGCGCCGTGGTTCCCGGCATGTCTGACTATAATTGTTTTATCGTCGTGAAAAAAGGAGCGCACGCGGCTAAAACATACGGCATGACCGGGGTTATCCAGTTATGGACGGAGAGATTGTGGTTAGAAGACCCGTATATATACGTCTATGCAGAATGCGGGGACTATTCAGCCTGGGGGAATGATCCCTACGGAAAGTTTTTTGTGTACGATGTGTATGGTACTCCAAAACAAAAATCAGCCGCGGGTAAGTATGGCATTCAGCTTCGGGGCATGAATGGCGTCACAACGCAGACTGATTTCTCCAAACTGGGCTACTGCGTGTGGGCCGGTACGGTTTACAGCGATGGAAAGAAGGGAAGCGGCGCTACAATTCCCGGATACGATATCAGTAACGAAAGTCGCTATACGCTTTATGTCCGTCCAAAATCTCAGGCCTGTACGATGTTAAGATTCAGCAACTCAATCTGGACTGACGTTCCT